GTAAATGGAGGAAAGTTCAAAGTCCTAAAGTGGGACCGCGATGAGAAACGATACTATGATATAGAAATAGATTTGAGAGGTAGAAATGAATAATTTATTAAAACAAATGCAAGAAGATGCGGGCGCAACTGCCCCTAATAGCATGGGTAAGATTGGCGCAGTGGCGAATGACATTGCTGATACGGACAAAGAGATCAGCGATATTGAAAAAGAATTAAAAAAGAAAAAGGATTATAAAAAGCATTTATCAGAAAATGTTTTACCCAATCTCTTTGCGGAGGTTGGTCTATCGGAGTTAAAACTGGCTGATGGCAGGCTCATCAAAGTGGGAAACTACTATGGTGCGTCCATAAAGGATGATAAAAAAGAAGCTGCTTTCAATTGGTTCAGGAACAACGGGTTTGGTGATTTAATAAAGAACCAAGTCTCTTGTAGCTTTGGGAGGAATGAAGATGAGAAAGCTAGAGGATTACTATCTCACTTGAGTGATCAAGGATATCAATCTTCACAACGTGAATGGGTCGAACCTTCCACCCTTCGCGCATTTATACGTGAGCAACATGAAGCAGGCAGTAAACTGCCTATGGACTTGTTAGGAGCTTACGTCGGACAAAAAACAACAATTAAAAACTAAAGGAGGACGGCCATATGGCACAGACTAAAGCAGTCGCGAAAGCGGCAACACTTGATCTAGCAACTCTTGCTAGTGATTCAAAGGATGCAAGTGGATTCGATAAACTTGACATATCAAGGGACATCGCCATTCCTTACATCAACATTCTTCAATCCGGAAGCCCACAAATAAATCCGTCAAAAGCGGAGTACGTAGAGGGGGCGAAGGTAGGACAATTCTATAACACTGTGTCACAGAAAGTAAGTGCCACTATAGATATTATTCCTGTTTTGTACCAACTGCGATATGTGGAATGGAAACCTCGTGAACAGGGGGGAGGATTCGTGGAAGCGCACAGCGCCGATAGCGGAATCTTGTCCCAGACAAAACGCGATGGCATGACAAGGAAGGATATATTACCTAATGGTAACTATATCGCAACCACGGCTTACCACTATGTGATGATTCTTGATAAAGACGGAAGTTATTCACAGGCTGTTATCAGCATGACTTCTACTCAGTTGAAAAAGAGCAGACGTTGGAATAGCTTGATGCTGTCTCAAAAAATAAAGGGTCCATCCGGGATGTTTACTCCACCGACTTATTCTATGATTTACAAACTCTCTACTGTTAGTGAGTCCAACGATCGTGGTAGTTGGTTTGGGTATCAAATTGAGAAAGTTGGGCAAGTTGAGGATGCGGATGTCTATAATGAATCCAAAGCATTTTCCACAGCAGCCTCAAGAGGAGATGTCGAAGCTAAACCAGTAGCAGAGGTGGAGGTTTCTAAAGAAGCTCCCACACTTCCTAACGATAAAGACGATATACCCTTTTAGGGCGTATCATCATTGGTGGTTTAGTGGAGGAGTTCAAACTTATATTTGAAGGCTTAGACAGGGCTTATGGTCAGCACCGATCTGCAGGGAAACGTGCTGACGGTAAGCAGGAAGGAAAGTCGTACATTGAAAAAAAACTTATTACAGATGAATTATGGAAGGCGCACCTTGCTGGTAAAGGCCCTTCTTTGGGGATCATTCCTATTAGGGCTGATAACACTTCCAAGTGGGGTTGCATTGACATTGATAGTTATCCTATTGATTATAATAAAATAATATCTTCCATAAGAAAACTTAAACTGCCCATCGTTCCTTGCCGGTCAAAGAGTGGTGGGCTTCATCTATTCATATTTTTTGTTAAACCAATCGCAGCCAAATTAGTCAGAGAAAAACTAAAGGAAATTTCAGCCAGCATAGGATATTCCAATGCAGAACTGTTCCCCAAGCAGTCAAGCATTCTCCTGGAAAAAGGAGATTTGGGAAATTTTTTAAACTTACCTTATTACAACGCCAAAGAAACCGAACGCTACGCCTACAAGGACGACGGCACAGAAGCCACGTTAAAAGAATTCATAAACTTATATAACCAGTATGTCATTTCAGACATAAGTAAAATTTCCATACAAATACCACAAAAAGTAATCAAGGATGGCCCGCCATGCCTTCAGCAACTGTGCACACAAGGATTTCCGGAAGGGACACGAAACAACGGACTGTTTAACATTGGAGTTTATCTAAGAAAGTTTGATCCTGATAACTGGAAATCTTTATTGGAGGAACATAACCGTGATTACATGAACCCTCCGCTTGGTGCACAGGAAGTGGTCATAGTTCAAAAACAGCTGGAGAAAAAATCTTATAACTATAGATGCAAGGAGCCACCAATAAATGCTTATTGTAACGCCAAGCTATGCCGAACAAGAAAGCACGGAATAGGTGGGGGAAATGGCCCGCTGGAGATAACAGGTCTGTCCAAATTAAAAACGGAACCTCCTGTATGGTTCCTGCAGGTGGGGCACACAAGACTGGAACTACAAACAGAAGAGCTACAGAACCAACAAAAGTTTCAAAGGATATGCATGAATGTTTTAAACACCATGCCTCCTTTTGAGAAGCAATCATCGTGGACCGACAAGATTGATGCCTTAATGCAAAGCAAGGATATGGTCGAAATCGACGCCTCTGATGATGGCTCTGTCTCCGGTCAGTTTGAGACTTTCCTCCAGGAGTTTTGCACTGGCCGTGCGCAGGCCCTTACACGTGACGATCTTAAGTTTCATAAGCCGTGGACGGAGAAGGGAAAAACCTATTTCCGTCTTAACGATCTAATGGATTTTCTGGCGAGGCATAAATTTACTGACTATAACCTAGGGCAGGTTATTACCAGACTGAGAGACGTTCAAACAAAAAGTTTGAAAGAAGGCGAGAAACTGGATGATTCAGAGAGGTCCCATAGATGGAATATTAAAAAGAATTTTATTCGTGTATGGTGGGTTCCTGCGTACCAGCAACCGGACTCAAAACATGAAGTGAAAGGAGAAAAAGACGATGACATCCCATTCTAAAATAAAGAGAAGAAAATATGACTTAAAATATATAGAGTCAGAAAAAGGATTTTTTAATTGCCTATGGCAAGCAATGAATCGAGTTGATAATAAGGGGGACAAAAAAGTTTTAAATTATATCACAAGTAAATATCATCTTTTAGAACTATGGCAGGAGCAAAAAAAAGATTTAGGCGGTCCTTACTGTCGATACACTGGAATTAGTCTTACTACTAAACGATCAAATGGAGAAGGTTGGAAAAAAGCTAGACCTACTAATATATCCGTTGATCGTATAGATCCTAAACTTCCTTATGAAGAAGGGAATATTGTCTTTTCTTCATGGGAATTTAATAATAGAAAAAGTGGAGTTACTCCGCATGACTGTAAATTAATACTGAAAGTATATGAGGAAAAAAATGCCAACAAATAACATTATATACGGCCCTCCGGGGACTGGAAAAACACACACGCTTCTCACCCTGGCGGAAGAGGAGATGGCAAGAGGGGTTCATCCGGACCGCATTGCGTTTGTAACTTTTACGAAGAAAGCGGCTAACGAGGCGAGGGACCGGGCAATGGAAAAATTCAATCTGGAAGAACAGCATCTTCCCTATTTCAGAACGCTGCATTCCTTGGCATTTCATGAATTAGGATTGTCTAAATCACAGGTCATGTCCAAAAAACATTATAAGGAATTCGGCAGTAAATTTGGGATGAATCTAGGATTCATAGGTGAGGGGCCTGATGGCTCAGGAATCATAACAGTTGACAATGAACTTTTAACTGCTGTTAACCAAGCTAGGATGCGCTGCCTAAGTCTTCAGGAATATTACAATGAAAAAAACATGGCGCATCACTGGCCACAACTTAAGTGGACCCATGAGGCGTTTGAGAAATATAAAAAAGAAAGGCATTTGATTGACTTTACTGACATGATTGAAAATTATAATGAAGGGGGAATGGTTCCTCCTTTGGATGTTATTTTTGTGGACGAAGCGCAAGATCTGTGCCGATTGCAATTAAACATGATTGATAAGCTAAAGGAAAATGTTCAAAAGATATACTATGGAGGGGATGATGATCAGGCTATTTATGGATTTGCAGGAGCTGATGCAAATCATTTCATTAACCTGAAAGGAAATAAAAAAGTTCTTAAGCAGTCCTTTCGTTGTCCAATTTCTGTACAAAATTTATCACAGGAAATTATAGACCGCGTGGAATACCGGCACCCGAAGGAATGGAAAGGAACAAATAAAAAAGGTTTGGTACAATACCACAGTGTTCCTGGAAGCGTAGACTTATCCGCAGAAGGAACGTGGCTTCTACAAGGTCGAACACAGTATCTTCTTACGAGAATGGAAGATGATTTACGTGCTGAAGGCATAATATACATGAGGAATGGAAGACTGCCTGTCTCTAAAAAATTATTAAACGCCGTTGACTGCTGGGGAAAATTAACTGAAGGGGATGAAATAGAACTGGAGGATGTCAAGAGTATTTATTCCTATATGTCCACGCAGATTGGAATAGAGCATGGCTACAAGCATTTAAGGACAGCTACTCAAGAGAGATATGGAATGGAAGAACTGGTAATGCGCCAAGGATTGATGGGAGAGGTGGCCACACAACCATGGGATATCGCTTTTGATAAGGTAGGAAACGATGACAAAGATTTTATCCGCGCCATGCAGGCAAGAAACTATTCACTTACGGATGAACCACGAATACAGCTGAGTACCATTCATGCGGCCAAGGGGGGAGAAGCCGATAATGTCATGCTCCTTACTGATATGTCGAGGAAAGCCCGATTGGCAATGCACAGAGATCCCGATAATGAATGCAGGGTGTTCTATGTGGGGGTAACCAGGGCCAAGGAAGCACTACATGTGGTGCAGCCGCAGGACTATGGAGGATTTCATATATGAGTGCCCATAAAAAACAGATAGGAGGAGATCATTACAAAATAATGGAAATCCAACCAAGTCACTACATTGTTAGGAATAAACTTGGATGGTATGAAGGAAACATTGTGAAGTACATCACGAGACACAGTATTAAGGGAGGAAAACAAGATATTGAAAAAGTTATCCACTATGCAGAGCTTCTGTTAGAGGACATGTACCCCGATGATGAAGGGACAAGAAGAGGAAGAGAAACCTGGGAACACGTTAAAAATTTAAACAAGGAGAATAAATGACAAGTCTATTTCCACCAGCAGTAAATTCAGAGTGGGTTGCTCCCACTACATTTCCCGACTTATCCATGTATGATTGCGTGGCGATTGATCTGGAGACATGTGACACGGATCTAATCAAGGCAGGACCAGGATGGCCCACTAAAAGAGGTTATGTCATCGGCATAGCCGTTTCAGCTAATGGGTTTACGGGATATTATCCTATCCGGCATGAGAGTGGTAACATGGACGAAAAGAAAGTTATTGAATATATTAAGTCCATATGTGAGGACGATTCAATCGAGAAAGTGTTTCATAACGCGCAGTATGACATTGGATGGCTCGGCACGCTTGGAATAAAAGTCAAGGGACGACTGCATGATACCATGGTCGCCACAGCCTTGATTAATGAGAACAGGTTCACTTATACATTGAACAGCATTGCGGGTGATTACCTAGGAGAATATAAAAATGAGATTAAGTTAAAAGAGGCAGCGGTGGCTTTCGGTGTAGATCCTAAAAGCGAAATGTATAAGCTGCCTTCTCAGTTTGTTGGAGAATACGCGGAAGAGGACGCTAAACTTACCTTGAGACTGCATGAAAAATTATCATCGGAAATTACCACGGACAGTCTGCAGACAGTCTATGACATGGAATGCAAACTTATTAACGTGATCCTTAGCATGACTAAACGAGGGGTGAGGGTGGACATTCCGAAATCCCTTCGCCTTATAGAACAATTCAAGAACAAAGAAAAGAAGATTATAAAGAGAATAAATGACCTCACAGGCCTCCACGTTGAAATTTGGTCAGCCGCCTCCATAGCCTCTGCTTTTGATTCTATGAATTTACCTTATGAAAGAACGGAAAAGACCGAAGCACCATCCTTCACTAAACTGTTCTTGACAGACCATCCTCATGAACTGCCTAGACTTATCACACAGGCAAGAGAACTTAATAAATTACAGGGAACATTTCTCCATGGTATGTTAAAATACCAAAAAGATGGAAGAATACACTCACATATTAATCAAATACGCTCGGACAGTGGTGGCGCCATTAGTGGTCGTTTCAGTTATAATCACCCAAATTTACAGCAAGTCCCAAGCAGAGGACAATTCGCTAATAGCATTAGGAAACTTTTCATTCCGGAGAGTGGAGAATATTGGCTCAAGGCGGACTACTCGCAGCAAGAGCCCAGACTTCTAACTCATTTTGCAAGAACTGCAAAGCAAGAAGGAGCGGAGGAAGTCCAGGAAGCATACCAAAAGGAAGATCTGGATTTTCATCAACAAACAGCTGACATGGCGGGTATAGATAGGAAACTGGCAAAAACAATAGGTCTTGGAGTTATTTACGGAATGGGATATCATAAACTAGCAAGAGAACTGGATATGGACCCACAGGAAGCTAAGAAAATGATGAATTCTTTTCACGACAGGGTTCCTTTCATGAAAGGGATGCTGGAGTTCGTGATGAACAGGGCCAATGAGAGAGGAACGATCAGAACCTTACTTGGTAGAAAGTGCCGCTTTGACTTGTTTGAACCAGTGACATGGGGTGCGCACAAAGCTCTCCCTTTCAACCAGGCCAAGACAGAATACGGGATGGCCATAAAGAGGGCTTATACCTACAAGGCGTTGAACCGATTGATTCAAGGGTCAGCTGCCGATCAAACCAAGAAAGCGATGGTGGACATCCATGAACAATTGGGAGTCGTTCCCCTCATCCAAGTCCACGATGAACTGGACTGTTCAGTCAAGAATGAAAAAGAAGTAAAAGACATAAAAGAGATCATGGAAAACTGCGTTGATCTCCATGTCCCATCCAAAGTTGACACGGACATGGGTGAAAGTTGGGGCGGATGATGAACTGGTTATGCGTCACCTTGATGCTCTGTGCATTTTCACCGTTGGATAAAATGACATATGGTAATAATGATGAATTCATAGAACAAAGCAAGAACTGTGTCACGTGGTACAATGCCGAAGTTCCGCCACAACACAGGATACCGTGGCAGCTGGCCGTAGCCCAAGCCATACAAGAATCTAATTATGGAAAGTCATATTTCGCCATGGAAGCTAACAACTTGATGGGAATTAAGGAATTTGATGAGTCGAGGGAGGGTCTCAAGCCAAGGGGCAATCCCAATGTGAAGTGGAGCATTAAGATATTTGACACTAAATGCCAATCTTTGATATTCTATATGAACCTATTGAACACTAACCATAATTATGAGGAATTCAGACTGGAACAACTGAAGCAATGGACATCAGATTATGTAAATTTAGAAAAATTAGCAGGCACACTTGCAATTTACGCCGAAGACGTGTATTATACACAAAAAATAATCCGAATACTGAGAGAACTGAAAACCTATGAATAATAGCAGAAAACCCGGGTACATAGTATGAAATATACTAATATTTTAGGAAAAGATTTTAAATATAAAAAAGATGCAAAAGAATATTTTAATTCTATACTTTACTCTATTAA